ATCGCTGCATTGATAGCTGGGGGGCGACCTGTTCAACCTTTCCTTAAATAGTAGGGAGAACACAGATGAGAACCGAAGCTGTCATCGACCTGTTGCGTGGCACGCTCATTCATTATGAGCAGGTTACGTTACCAGGTCCAAGTCGTGCTGATGGCCATATGGCCGTTCAGTATAACGAGTACTTAGTTAGTTTCCTGTCGCATGATGAATATCTCTGCGACATCCTTCAGGCCGCCCTCTACCGCAGATCTGCGGAGATTGAGGCCTTTGGATGTGTAGCGGAGAGGTTCATTGACGTAGTGGACGGCTGGGACGCCAAAAGCGAACCGATCGTTTACTTTCACTTTTCGGAGCAGTTTCAACCGACATTCACAAGTTATGTGGATGTCATTAAATTCCGCTGGCTCCTGCATGGTTTTGCTGATACGCTTGAATACATAAAGCGTAAAGGCTTCTATGCTTGGAGTCGGAAAGAAACGAAACAGCTTGAAAAGTACGTTGATGAGCTGGTTCTCATTGCACAGAAGAGGCTCCGTCGGACAGAGACGAAATTCTCTGATATGGCGGAGTTCTTTCGTGACCGTGATGCGACGAAAGTCATATCTCTTGGTCACGTGTGGCATGAAGATAGTCCTAGCAGAAGTGCTGTCGTACGAGATGTCCAATCTTTAAAGAAGGTTGGTCGTCTCCTCGAGTCTGCGTATTTCACAGACCGTGCGAGCACTAAACCTGCGACGGACTTGAAATCTCTTCAGGTCGCAGCCCTCTTGAAGGCCAAAAAGGAGCCTAAAGGCGGGCATTAACTTCTGTGTAGGGAGTCCTACCATTGTGGATAAGGTCTTCTTTTCACAACCACTAAGAAAGGTCAATAGCCAATGGCTATCTCACTAACTTCGCCCGTAACGGGCGGAGCCCAGACGGGCTTCACATCCCCAACGTATACCCACGTGTTAGATGTTGCACTAGACACGAACGGGAAACAATGGGCTGTAACAGCCGCTGGAGGTACGCAAGCAGGTGTGCGGGTTCACAGTACCACGGACCCATTCACGTTTCTCTACGTGAGGCCGAAGGTTTTTAAAGCCCTCGGTAAACCACATCCGACCACTGGGTTACTCCAAAGCGTACCGAAAAACACTCACCTGATCAAGATCTGCAAAGGGGCGATCCCTCTGGCGGGCCAACCGGCCTCCCAGATGACGATCCGATGCTTGATCGAGATTCCGGCGGGTGCGGACACTGCGGATCCGGCGAACGTGCGGGCAGCTATTTCGCTGCTCGTTGGTGCCCTTAATCAGCTTTCCGCTGGTTTGGGAGACACCCTCGTTTCCGGTCTGGCCTAATCAGCCAGTCACCCGTGGACAAGAAGAGTGGTTTGATAACCCTCGTCGTAGTGGTCCTATTCGTCTCCTTCAACCCTGGTGTTTTCTGCTCCGCAGAAGGCGTCTCGTGCGAAGGTTGGGTTTATAAATCCCTTAAAGACGGATAGTTCCAACATAGGAGCGTGGTATGCATGCATATGCTATTGCGTTTCAACACCTCCAGGACGACTTGCCTAAAACAGACCATATCCTAACATCGGATATGGATCTGTCGTCGGCGAGAGCTCTCTGGCTACGCAATTCGTTCCTCAAGAAATATGAGGACGCGAAGAGCGCTGACGCGGATTCGAAAGCTCTCCAGCTCTTTCTAAGGAGCAATGAGAGATGTCGCACTTTCGCGTTAAAACCGGAGAAGCTCTTTGAGGAAGAACTGATAGAAGGGGTCAAAAACCTCTTCGACTCATACTTCCACGACGGCCCGATACAGACCATGGACCTTTTTGAAATTTCACAAGGTTTCATGACTGGACCGGGTGCGAGTCTAGGTGTCGTTTCGGATAACTTTTATACAAAGTTATTCGACTCTAACCTGACAAGCACAAGCGAGCGTCTTTACAGGGACTACCGGTGTGCTATCGTTGATTGGCCTACGTGGAATTCCGCTGAAATTGCGCGGGAGAATCACGTTAGGCACACGATAGTAGGGGGCAACCGTCTTTCCTTTGTCCCTAAAACGTCAGTAATCTCGCGTACTATCTGCACCGAGCCCAATCTGAATATGCTTTTTCAGAAAGGAATCGGTTCCTTCCTTGAGGGACAGCTGTTACGCCGTTGGAAACATTCAATGGCTACGCAGCAGTTCATCAATCGAAGGATGGCGCAGCTAGGTAGCATCGACGGTTCTTTTGGAACTATCGATCTATCTTGCGCGTCAGACAGTGTGTCGCTCAATCTCCTTCGTGAAATCCTCCCGCCGTATGTGTATCGGTGGTTGGTCCACGCTAGGAGTCCTCTAGTCACCCTTCCAGGTGGCGAAAAGGTTGAGCTCCACATGGTGTCGTCTATGGGGAATGCTTTTACGTTCCCTTTACAAACGATGCTATTCGCGAGCATAGTAGTTACCTGCTACGATATTCTGAGCATTCCGCTCGTGGATCGTTCCTCAAAAACCATGAACTTTGGGGTATTCGGCGATGATATTATCGTAACTCGAAAGAGCTATGATTTCATCGTGCGTGCTCTCGAGCTATTTGGTTTCGAGGTGAACACTGAAAAGTCGTTCAATACAGGTAACTTCCGTGAGTCTTGTGGAGGGGATTACTTCCGGGGTAGAGATATCCGGGGAGTATACATGAAACACCTCTCTACAAGCGCTGACGTCTACTCCATCATCAATCGCTTAGTACGGTGGAGTGCGCTTAGCGGCATAATGCTAACCAAAACCATCCGTTATCTGTTGACATTGGTAGACTTCTTGCCAGTGCCACCAGACGCGGGTGATGCGGAAGGTATTAAGCTGCCGAGTGCTCCTCCAGGGCTTCCATTGGACAAACACACAGGTGGCGTTATTTATCGCTATCTGTCTGCTAGGCCAATGTCGGTCCGTATGCCCGAAAGCGAAGATGAACTTCGATACTACCCGTTTTCAAAGGGAAAGAGAATATTTTTCAATCCCGACGGGCTGTTGACGAGTTTCGTTGGAGGTTCCATAAGGGGCGGACGGGTTATGGTTCGATCGAACTATAACAGGT